ATTCATTAACTGAGATTTGTTTGGATTCCAAATTGTCTCTCCCCATATCTAAAAGATTTATTATCAAAATATAATCCTACCGAACCTTCCCAACCTGTGCCATGTCTTTGCTTACTGACTTGCACAAAACAATCATACTGCTTACTTATCTCCATAGTATTAGCACCCTCATCTGTCATGTCCTTTTCTTTCTGCTTGTTCCTGAATACTGTAATACAATTATCTGCTAGGTTAGTAATATCACTAGAACCCATTACATCAAACTTACTTGGTTGTCCCATCTCATTCATTGTCTTTCTGCTATGAGCTACCAAGAATATATGAACCCCAATATCTCTAGCACAAACACATAACTGATTTAAGAATTGTTTTTGTTTATTGTAGTCATCACTGTTAATACCTATCTTGGTCAATGAATCAATAACAAATACCTCTACCCCTAACTTTTCTTTAGCATACTGAATAACCGATAATACTTTTACAGGCGAAGTTTCTCCCTCTGCATCATATAAAAATAAGTTATCGTTTATCTTATCTAAAAAATTATCTATGCCTAACTGTGTTGGCATTTGTGTCCCTGAACATCTTGAGTAAAATAGTCAAGTATTTCACCACTGTATGCCTTTGGTGATTTAATCTTAAAGTGTTCGTCTGTATCTCTAGCAGAGAAATAATTATCTACATCTTTATCATCTATTATTAATTTATTTAATTCATCATTTAATGTCATTGTATATACCTTTTAATCTTTCTGTGATTTCAAATAACTTCTTATTATCCGAATCTTCTAATGACTTACCTTTACGAATAGTGCTAGAACATAATGCAACAAATAATAAATCATCTCTTGTTGCCTTTAGCACTCCATAAGGATTAGAAAATCTTATCCTTGTCTTTGGCTTAAATTCTGTATCTAATGTATCAGGCATAACATCACTCCATGTCAATCCTGAATCTTGCAGTATTTGTTCCATGCTGCACCCTGCAAAACAATTAAGTATCATCTTATCTTTTTTAAACTTTAATCCCAGACTAGCGTTCCTATCATCATGGCTAGGGCATAAACATTGATACTCTCCCTCGCCAGACTTATAAACCTTTTCAAACCTCGCTAGTATTCTCTCTTTCTCTATCATCTAACATCTCCTTAATCTCATATTGTCTTAACTTGGGTATTCCCCTTTGCCCCCAATAGAATACTGCCTGTCTACTTAACTTGGGTTCAAACTTTTCTGCTAATTGATTAGGTGTTACTTCTAATTCTTTACATACTTCTTGTAATGTCATCACTATTCCCTTTATATAATTTGAGTAAAAGAATTTAACAAACAATTAATCATTCGTCAAACAATTCTTTTTTAATATCTAATTCAACATCTATTTCCATTTCCTCATCATCTTCATCATCATCATGCTCACTTAACCATATGTCGTCATTAATGCTATCCCAATCAGGTTCATATTCCTCTTTGGGTTCAGGTGGATTAATCCAATCTTCATCTCGTCTTTCATTAATCATTAGTTAACCCCCCCTTGAAATTCATTTTCTAAAAAATCATCTATGTCTTGAAAAATTTTATCTAGCGTTGAGTCACTGATAACACTGCTATTTAATTTTAATTCTAAAACATTGCCATTATCCAACCTCACTGTTGTTGGTATATTGACATCTATATCGTAGTCATAATTACTCATATTAACTCTCCTTTAAATTAAGTGTTAATCCATCACAATGACAATTACAATCACAACGAAACTCATGTCCATCTGAATTTAATCCTATGCCATCATCAACATAACCACCATGTTCAGATATATAATTTAATTGTTCATCATTATTCATAACTCCAAAACATTTTTCTTTACTCATGTTCACTCTCCCATGATTCACCTTGCTCTTTTACTGAAGTTATCTCCCAATTCAAATCTGTATCTATTTCCCAATCTTCGTTTGTTACTTTTTCAATCGCTTCGTCTTTAGAATTGGCTTGGATAACTGCTACCTCACCAACCTCTCTTATTGCATAAAGTGTATAATTTTTCATCTTAATTCTCCTTTTCCCATGTTAAATTATCTTGCAAGGTGTAACCTTTTAGCCATTGCATTTCAAAACACTCACAATCAAAACATTGATATTCTGTATTGCATTGTGGACAACCTTTTTCTTTGTAATTAATTATATTCATTTTTACTCTCCTTATGTCCATTCAACTTTCATATATAAACTAGGTGATTCAACCTCATCAGATAAAAATCCATTACAAGTCTCTAACTCTGATTCAATTTCTTCAAGGTTTTCAATCATACTTAAATTAATATAACCTACGCTATCAAAAAGAGTATCAGCCGTTAAATCTAGGTCTAGTAAATGTCCTTTATTACTTAATGCACTTACAATCTGTTTAGCCAAATCAACATACTCATCTCTATCTTGATAAAGCCACTCAATAAAATCTTTCCTATTAATTTTTGCTATTGGTAATTTACTCATTGTGGTATCTCCTATAATGTTGGTATCACAAGTAAGTTTCTTATGTTGGTCGCTAAAGAGCCACCATCATTTCCCTCATCATCTGCACTTGGTGTAATAACAGTGCCATCATCTAAATGAATCTCACAAGGTCGTTTATACCAACCCCATTCAGTCACTTCATCTTCAGGCATATATTTAACTTCTACAATTTTTTTACCTACTAAATACTTTGCTACTTTTTCTGTCCATATTTCTTCGCTATTCATTGTGGTATCTCCTCTACTGATTCTTCTGAAAATCCTAGAACATCAATCGTATTGTCTAGGTGTTTAAATAACTTTACATCTCCATGCCTGTTTAATACTTCTTCACCTGTTTCTTGGTCTACCTTTGCTAGTAAGTAACCAATCACTTCATACTCATAATCTTTCATTTTTCGTCTCCTTTTATTAATGTAAAGACATGATGACATACTATGTAAATAAATGTCAACCTTTTTATTTATTATTTTTAAGTTATTGATTTATAAGTTTAAACAGACTTACTCTAGAGAGGCTCTAGACAACCTCTAGACAATGTATATAACAGATAAGATAAGATAAGATTAGAAAAGAATATGTATGGGTGATGATGATGTTTATTTTTCAGACTTTACTTGACAATCTTTTTTGTTCATCATAAGATGACATCTCAATCAATTAACAAGGAGTTAAGAAATGGAAAAAATTACATTTGAATATCTGCTAGAAAATTTTAGAAATCAATCTGACATTGCAGACAAATTACAAATCAGTAGATATCTGCTAGAAAATTTTAGAAATCAATCTGACATTGCAGACAAATTACAAATCAGTAGACAAGCAGTTTCAAAATGGTTTATCAATAAGCAGATTCCAAAATTAAGACAATACGAAATTCAGGAGTATTTAACAAAAACTGTTTAAACATAAAAAGGAAAAATAATGTTTAAAATAAAAAATTGGGACAAGTTCCAACATTACAAACATAAAAATAAAATGAGTTGGTATAAAATGTATGGTGGCGATATTTTAAATGATGTGACTTACATGGAGTTGTCAGAAACAGAGAGATTGTTTTTAAGAGAAGCGTGGGATTTGGCTTCGCAGTTCAATGGTGTATTACCTGACATGAAATCTTGTGCTTTTCGTTTAAGACAAGATGAGGAAAAGTTAAAAAAAATATATGACAGTTTAAACGCAAAAAATTGGTTCTATGAAGTAACAGAGCAAGACCTAAAAAAAGAATCAATGTTATCAGTTTTAAAATCTGAAGTTGTAAAAGGCACTGCTGAACATTTTGAAAAATGGTGGGAGTCATTACCTGACAAAAGAAAAGTAAACAAGAAAGGTTGTTTAGAAAAATGGAAATCAAAAAAACTAGATGACATTTCTAAAAAAATTATTTCTTGGACTGCTACTATGAAAAAAACGAGAGAGTGGTTAGAGGGTTTCAATCCTAGCCCTGAAGTTATCATTAATCAAGAAAGGTGGAATGATAATCCTAAATCACCAACACAAATCAGAGGTGCTTTATGAAAACTGATGTCGGTAGCATTGTAGAGCAGTTGACTATCAACAGAAAAACTTTGCAAGAGGGTGGTTTCTATGAAGAAGAAACAGATTTTAAAGTAAAGACGACAGATAATTTAGTAGATGATGTAAAAAATTATTATCGTAATGAGAAAAACTCTGGGTTTTCTTTAGGCTTTCAAAAAACTGATGAGGATAGTAATTTTCTTGTAAGACGAGGAGAGGTAACAATCTTGACAGGCAGTTCAGGGTCAGGAAAAACTACCTTTTTATCACAGGTATTACTTAACTTAATGACCTATACAAATGTTTTAGTAGCAAGTATGGAGATGAGACCTGTTATACAGATAGCAAAAATGATTCAACAGACAGGAATCAGAGAAGCGAATGACCAACATATTGAGGAGTTTTGTGAAAAATACAAAAATAAGTTGTGGTTATTTAATGCACAAGGAACAACATCTGAAGATGATTTGGTAGCAAGTCTACACTTTGGAAAAAATGTTCATGATTGTGATGTCTTTGTTATAGACAGTTTGATGAAAGTAGATAGCATTGCAGAAGATGATTATGCAAGTCAGAAAAAGTTTATTAACAAAATTAGTTGCCTTGCTAGAGACCTTAACATTCATGTGTTCTTGGTTGCTCATACTAAAAAATTAGCAGATGAAACAGTGATACCTGACGCTTCACATATTTTAGGGAGTAGCCACATTAGAAACCTAACAGACAATATTCTCTGTTTGCATAGAAGAAAAGATATAGAACAGGCAAAGATGTTAGGGGAATTAGAGGAAGGTGATAACCCTTGCACTTCATACTTAATGGTTCAGAAACAAAGAAATCATCCGTTTGAGGGGACATTTTCTTTTTGGTTTAACAAGTTTAAACAGAGATTTTCGGAGAGACCATGCTAACTGCTAATGAGTTTATTAAAGCGTTTAAACAAAGTTTTAAAGATGTTGAATATAAAGCAACAAGTAGAGATGGAAAAGTTTATAAATCTAAAAATTGGGATAAAGTAAATAAGAGTTTGACAAATAAAATTAACAGTAGTAAAGTATATTAACTTTTAACAAGAAAGGAGAAATACCATGAGTAAATCAACAGAATTAGCACTTGCAGTTCAGCAAGTAGAATCACAAGACCAATTACAACAAGAAATGGCTAAAGACTATCAAGAGATGGAACAGATGTCTCAACTTGCCTACAAACAACAAATCATAAATGAAATATTTGGGGGTAAGTCATGAGTAAATACGCAGAGTTAAGAAAAATAGATGTTAGCAAATATACAGAGAAGAAAGGTAAGTTTACTTATCTATCATGGGCTTGGGCAGTAGATACATTACTGCAACATGATGAGTTAGCAACATGGGAATACAGAGAGCCATATATATTACCTGATGGCAGTATGATGGTGTTCTGCACAGTCAAAGCATTTGGTAAAGAGATGACATCTCAACTACCTGTTATAGACTTTAAGAACCAAGCCATTAAGAATCCTAATACAATGCAATTAAATACGGCTATGCAAAGGTGTCTAGCAAAAGGCATTGCTCTTTTTGGAATTTCGCTTCACCTTTATTATGGTGAGGATTTGCCTGAAGCAGATGTTCTAGAGCGTATAGAGAACATATATAAAGAGCAAGGTGTAGCTACGGCTAGACAATACTTTAATGGTTTAAACGAGGCAGACAGAAAGTTATGTATGCCATTTATAGAAAAAATTAAAAAGGATGTTTAAACAATGGAACAACGCACAGAGGAATGGTTTGCAGCGAGGGTAGGTAAAGTCACTGCTAGTAATGTAGACAATGTGATTGTTAAAGTTAAGAATGGTGAGAGCCAATACAAAAGAAAGTATAGAACACAACTCATTACCGAGCAACTGACAGGAAAGCCTGTAAAGATATTTATGAATGAGGCTATGAGACATGGGGTTGAGTATGAAGATGAGGCTAGAAACGCTTATATAGCAAAGCTAGGGCTACTTAAAGATGTAGATGTTAAAGAGGAAGGTTTTGTAGACCACCCAACAGTTATGATGTCAGGGGCTAGTCCTGATGGAATGGTAGGAGATGAGGGTTTAATAGAAATAAAATGCCCCCAAGCAACAACGCATACGGAAATATTGCAAAACGCAGTAATTCCAAAAAGATATATTCATCAAATGCAATGGCAGATGGCTTGCACAGGTAGGAAGTGGTGTGATTTTGTTTGCTATCACCCTGATTTTGGTGACTATAAACTCTTTATCAAAAGAGTAGAAAGAGATGATGATTTAATAGGTCGT